TACCTAGTTCACCAAGTGGCCTTGGGCCCCTTGGGTACGACCCTGTATTCCCATATGCGTACACTCCCTTGGGATTGTACTCATGACCAATCGAAACCTGTAAAGTTTCTCCAACAACACCTTGCCCAGCATAAGACAGTCCACTCTGTGGATTTGTCGAACGCTACTGATTACTTCCCTTTGGAAGTTCAGCTTAGTGCTCTTCGAGCTCTATGTGGCAATCATCTTTCCATTGATCTCTTTGCAGAGATCTCACGTTCTCACTGGAAATCCAGTATTGGAAACGTGCAATGGAAACAAGGCCAGCCTCTAGGATTGTATCCTAGTTTTGCTAGCTTTGGAACTACTCATGGTTACCTCCTCCACTATCTCCTTGGAAAGAGATATGAAGGAGAGTTTTACCTAGTAGGTGATGACGTGGTGATCTTAGATACTCCTTTGTATCATAGATACATTGAGGCTCTGGATCTCCTGGGTTGTCCTTATTCGCCTGACAAATCAATATCTTCCTCCGAACTCTGTGAGTTTGCAGGAAGGGTGATCACTAGTAAGAGAGTGGTACCCTCTTACAAGTGGAGAGAATTATCTGACGATAATTTTCTCGATATTGTTAGGAATTACGGACGAAAGGCTGTGGCTCTACTAACACCGATCCAACGGAAAGTGGTAGAACGGATTCAACACTGTGTTGAACCCATCGGTTTGAACTGGTCCTTCAAGGATTCCAATCTTGAAGTTATGACCCAGGCTACCAATGAAATTTACCGTAAGGTCGATTTCGTTGAGCAGTCCCTAACCGGGCTACAAAGACATACGCAGTCCTCCTGGTTTGCTATGCATTCCAAGATGAAGCGTTTTCTTACTGGCCTTGTCAGAGTATCAACCGAAGTTGATACTATCAATGACATGACCAGGACTTTCGACGAGAAAGTCGTAGCTACACTACAGCAGGTCTTCCCAAAAGAATGGGTAAAATCCATCATGGATAATCATATCCAAGGTGGGTTTGCTGGAGTGCCCGCAGCTGTCGGTTTAACCGACTTGCCGCTGGAAACTTTACAACCATCTAGGGTTACTACCCTAGATAGGTATAGGAAACTCCTAAACCTATGAAGGTTGCAATGCTCCCGAACGTGCCCGCAGGGGCACGTTC